AAATTAAGACCACTGATCAAATCTGGTACTGATCCTGTAGTGAACAAGGCAGAGAAGGCCCATAAAGACTGCATGGTAGAATTAGATAAACTATTCAACGAATCTAAATCATTCAAGATTGAGTTCGCTCGAGAAGCGATGTCGGGTTACGAAAAATTTGGTAAGTCATCAAACGCAGCCGCTGAGTTTATGTTGGTTGCAACAGCGGACGGTGGATCGGTCAAGATTCATTCGGTGGACGACGATGAATACTGTTTGAAGATTGCCAATGCGATGAAACTACAGGCACGATTCAAAACATCACAGAGAACTTTAACATCATTGAAGTCACCTACCAATAAGAAAGGTGGTACAGGTGAGTATAGGTACTGGTCGGTGATTTCCCTAATTGTAGACTCGATGCAAGATACCGAAGAACTTAGTGAAAGAATCCAATTAACGGAACTGAAGTTGCTTAATACAATTCGGAATTGGATGTCCAAGACTTGGAAAAAGGTAACATCATTTTTTAAGGGTGGAGTCGTCAAACTTAAAAAGTTTCTTGGTGCTGAACCAAACCCGTCATTTCAAAAAAAGATAAAATTTTAAGATTTGAATACTTTTAAACAGTTTATAGTCGAGTCAAAGGCGGGCAAGAATGTCCATATGACGCACATCGAAGATCGTGTGGTCTACGGTGGTGTGACTGGTGCGAGAGATGCAATTGCTGCTCTTCGAGCGTTTCGCGATATGTTGGCGGGTCAGGGTAAGAGCCGATTCGATGTAACAGTCAAGTGGGACGGAGCGCCCGCAGTCTTTGCCGGAACTGATCCAAGTGATGGTAAGTTCTTCGTTGCAAAGAAAGGAATTTTCAATAAGGATCCGAAGGTCTACAAGTCAGAAGCCGATGTTCGTGCTGATACTTCCGGAGATCTTGCGGATAAACTCGTAACAGCGTACAATGAATTGAAAGATCTTGGAATCAAAGATGTGATTCAAGGCGATATTATGTTTACAAAGAATGATCTTAACGTTGAGAATATCGACGGTGAGAAGTACATAACATTCCAACCAAACACAATCGTCTATGCAGTACCCGTCAAGTCCGATCTAGCAAAAACCATAAGGAAGGCAAACTTAGGTGTGGTCTTTCATACAACCTACACAGGAAAATCCTTTGAGGAAATGAAAGCATCATACGGAGTAGATATTGGTAAACTTAAGAAAAAAACTTCTATATGGTATCAGGACGCAGATTACAAAGATCAAAGCGGAACAGCAACACTCACGGACACCGAAACAAGAGAGGTAACGGAGGCACTATCAAAAGCAGGAAAGATATTCCAAAAGATAGCGGGCACTACGTTGCGTCAACTCCAATCAAACAGCGAGCTCGCTGGATACATCGAGACCTTCAACAATTCTTTGGTGCGGAGAGGCGAGAGGATACAGAACACGGGGAAACACGTCAACGATTTGATCCTTTGGTTTGGAAATAAATTTGGTAAGGAAATCGAGAAGAGAAAGACCGATAAGGGTAAGGCCGGAGTACAGGCAAAACTTGATGAGGTTATGAAGTTCTTCTCAAAGGATAACAAAAAGAACTTGGATCTGGTCTTTGCTCTACAGAACGCACTTGTTGATGCAAAACTTCTTATCATTTCAAAACTTGATAAGGTCAAGGAACTTGACACTTTCGTAAGAACTCGAAACGGTTTCAAAGTCACGGGTAGTGAAGGTTTTGTTGCAATCGACAAGACAAACGACGGTGCCGTAAAACTTGTGGATCGTATGGAGTTCTCAATGAACAATTTTTCAAAAGATGTAGTCAAAGGTTGGGAGAGATAAATAATACAGTGAAATCATTTATACAGTACAACGAGGATAAGAAAAAGGAAGTGGTATTCACTTTTGGTCGGTTCAATCCACCGACAACAGGCCACGAGAAGTTGATGAACAAACTTGCATCGGTTGCGATTGGCAGCAACTATCGTGTGTACGCATCTCACTCTCAAGATGCCAAGAAAAATCCTCTTCAGTACGATGAGAAGGTAAAGATTATGCGTAAGATGTTTCCAAAGCATGGAAGGAACATCATTCTCGATTCGCGAATCAAGAACGTCTTTGATGTGGCGACTTCTCTTTACGATCAGGGATACACTCGTATTGTAATGGTTGTTGGATCGGATCGTGTTGCCGAGTTTCGTAAACTTCTCAACAAGTATGTTGGAGTCAAGGGACGGCACGGTTTCTACGAGTTTCCGGATGGTATCGATGTAATCTCTGCTGGTGAAAGAGATCCCGATGCAGAAGGTGTTACAGGAATGAGCGCCTCTAAGATGAGAGCAGCCGCAGTTGCAGGTGACTTCAAATCCTTTTCACAGGGTCTTCCAAGGTCTTATGGTGAGGATATGACACTCTTCAATCTACTTCGTAAGAGAATGGGATTGAAAGAAATGGTCAACTTTCGCAAACATATTCAGTTGCCTCAGTTGTCTACTATTCGTGAGAGATATGTTGCGGGTGACATCTTCAATGTTGGAGATACCGTTTACTCGGGTAACAACGAAATCACCATTGCTGAAAGAAGAACAAATTTCATCATTGACACCAACGAAAACAAACACTTCGTTGATAGTCTTTCTGAAGTTCGACAGGACAAGGATGTAAAGGATCGTAAAGGAACGCAACCCGCAAAGTATTACGGAAAGGATGCCAAAGGAAAGGACATGAAGAAGTCTACTAAGGCCGCTCGAGCTCGTCACTTTGAGAAGGGTGCGAAGAAAGACGACGATGATCCTTCGGCATACAAAGCAGCTCCGGGCGACAAGTCCGCCAAGACCAAACCTTCGAAATACACTCAGGCAATGAAGAAGAAGTTTCCGGAGTTGTACAATGAAGAGGTCACGGCAAAACAACTTGCAGATCTTGAGAAGTTCGGTGATCGTCTTTTGAATAAGTTTGACATCGACATTGAATTTACAAAACATTTTGCGGATCGTATGAATGACAAACGTAACAAACCAGCTATCACAGTTCAGGAGTTGCAAAGGTTGTTCAAGAAGATCGCAAGGAACAAAGGAAAGAACATCAAGAAACATGGAGACGCCGAGGCAGTTCTGAAGGACATACAGTCCGATCTCAACCTACCTGTTGTGGTTGATTTCAAGAACGGAGAGTTCGAAGTCACAAACAAAACGATTATGCGTAAGAAAGATTTTAAAACAACCGATCCAGTCCTCGCCTATGAGGATCTGAACCTTGATGAGAACGATAAGGTAAAACTCTACAAGTTGTATACGAAGGCAATGAAACATATGCCAGGTTCTCCTAATCAGATGAAGATCCGTAAGGAGATTGAAGCACTTCGTAAGAAGATGAAACTTGACGAATCCTCCGCAGACAAGTCGATTGCAAAGAAGTCAAAGGCATCTGGTATCTCCGCATCCATACTCAAACAGGTTTACAAGAGAGGTGTGGCTGCATGGAGAACAGGACATCGCCCCGGCACAACACCGGAACAGTGGGGTCACGCCCGAGTCAACTCTTTCATCACGGGTGGTAAGACAAGAACAACTGCCGACGCAGATCTCTGGAAGAAACATAAAGGATAATGAAGAATTTTAGAGAACATTTCGTATTTGAGTCTATAGTAGAAATGTCAAAGAGGGAGATTCCCTTTGTTGACAATATCTACAGGCCTGGTTCGGATCGTTACTTTGAGTTCTTTCGCGAGACCCGAGAACTTTGGACAGAAGGAAAGATCGAACTCAACGACACAAATGTTGACATCATCAAGACTGACATCGGAGAGATCGCAGAGTATAAGGGATACGATGTTCCGTTAGACTGGCCAATGGTCGAGATGATCGAGAAGTGGAGCGACAAGTATAAGAAGAGCATTGACTGCGACAACCCAAAGGGATTCAGTCAAAGAGCCCATTGTCAGGGTCGTAAAAAGAACGAGTCACTCAATGAAGAGGATCCAGAACTGAACAAACCCAAAAGAGGTGGTAATAAAAAGTTCTATGTTTATGTTCGAGATCCCCAAACAAAGAACATCAAGAAGATTTCCTTTGGAGACACAACGGGACTGAAGGTAAAACTCAACGATCCCAAGGCAAGGAAATCCTTTGCGGCTCGTCATAAATGTGAGACAAGAGATGATAAAACAAAACCATCCTATTGGTCTTGTCGTCTACCTCGTTTCGCAAAATCTTTAGGTATGCAAGTTGATAATCCAAATGGATGGTGGTAGTTACAAAGATTTCTATCGAAGCGGGTTTCACTTTCGGAAGATCTTCGCAAATGCGGAATCATCGGAGTTGGAATGGCATCGAGACGAAAACAACAGAACAATTCATATCGTTTTAGGTGAGAGTTGGGAACTTCAAATGGATAATCAGTTGCCAAAGAAACTAGAACAAGGTAAAGAATATTACATAGAAAAAAATACGTTTCATAGAGTTTTTAGTGGAAAAGACGACTTATTGATACGTATAGAAGAAGAGTAAATTATAAATAGAAAACATGGGCAAGTTGAAAGAAATTAGTAGTTTTAAGCGGCGTGAGATCGCAC